GGACATGCCGCCATCGCCGCCGACTGCGCCATACGACGTCCCCATGCCAGTATCAAAACCAAGCGCCTGGGCAGCAACCGTCCCCGGATCCATGCCGGCAACCGCGGTCGACCCGCCCATTGCGTTAATCAGTCCCTGGGCTTCAGCCGGCGTGATGCCGATTTGCTGGGCCATTTCGAACGCTTGCGGGCTCATTGCAATTGACGCCTCCGAAACCGGCGTCAACGAAGCCTTCAGCGCAGTGCCGACCGTGCGACCTGTCGCCAACTTCGACGCCAGATTGATCGCAGCAGGAGTCGCAAGATTTGCAAAAAACCCAGCGATGTCCGCGGGCGTGATTGGGCCGAACGGAGTTTGCGCAATTGCTTCGTTGCCGAAGTTCATGCCGCCGCCAGCAAACCCCCCGGGCGCGCCGAAGTCACTGCCGTCCGCCATGATTTCCTGTGGGCCACCGCCGCCCATCTGGCCGCGGGCGCCTGCTTGCGGCGTGCCGCCAGTGGGGCCGAACGTGATGGGCACCGGGGCGAAGCCGGTGTTGAGGCCCTGTACCGCCTGCCCGAAGACAGCGCGGCGCAGGAGTTCATTGAGGAACGGGTCCGCCACGAATCACCTCGATGACGCCCTTGGCGGCGTCGATTGCGGCCTTCTGGTCATCCATCTCCAGTCGGGCCAGGGTTTCGACAGTCTTGGCCTTCACAAGCTCGGAGTCGGCCACGGTCTTGACGACGTCAGCCTGCGCCTTGCTCGCCTTGGCCATCGCCTCCGCCGCCGCGGCCTGCAGATACTGCGCCTGCGGGTCAGGCTGCGCGTTTTGCATCGCAGCGGCAAGCGCCTGGGCTTCTTCATCGGTCGGCTTCAGAATGCCAGCCTTCACCATCTGATTGCGGAAGAACGACCGCACATCGGAAATGCCCTCGCCCTCCATGTTCTGGAAGGCCATCGCCAAGAGCACCTGCTGCGTCTGTGGGTCTTGCACCAACTGCAGCATACCCAGCAGCGAGCGCACCGTGGCGGCACGCTGGCTCTGCGACGACGGGCCGACAGTGGACACGACATCAAACCTGGCTTCGCTCAGGTCGTTGTCCATGATCACTTCGCCGTCAGGGCCGATGGCGGGCTTCATCAGCTCAACCATCGCCACCTCATTCTGAGGCCCGACGCCCTTCATCTTGCGCCCGGGCTCAACGTAGACGTCCTTGGCCATCGACAGCCAAATTTCGCCGCCACGCCGAACGGCCACGCTGAAATTGCTCATGTACAGATACGCCTGCATGTCCAAGCGCTGCTGCACCATCTCAACGGCCTTGCCGCTGATGTTCGAGACGATCTTGTCGCCGTTCTGCTGGTTGCCCAACAGGTCGGCCATGTCCTGTTCGGTGATCTGCAACAGCGCCGCCATTGCTGGCGGGATCGCGGCCGACTTCGTGTAGCCCACCGGGCCGCTGATCTGCTGCGACCCGTCAGGCCCCGTCACCGGGTTGATCAACAGGTACGGGTACTGCCTGATGTTGTCCTCGGACCACATCATCTGGTGGCCGGCAACCTGCTCGGGTGTCAGAATCGGCTTCTCAATGCTGGACAGAGCGCTGATCTCGCCCAGCTTCGAGAGCTGCATGTTCTTCAGCCGCTGCGCGTCCTTCGCCGGACGCACCACGCCCATGCAGCGCTCGACGTTGTCGATGAACCACCGCTTGCCGTACACCGGCACGATGGGAATCTGATCGCCGGCAATGAACCCCTCGTCACTGAGCACCTTGCCGCCAGACATCAGGTACTTGTGAACCTTGCGCTGCTTCACGCGGCGTCGACGCACCTCGACATTGCCCGTGGCCAGCAGCCTGTTTTCCAGGTCTGCGTCCTTTTCAAACTCGTCCTGGTGATACTTCTCCTCAACGCCGTCAATGCCGACATACGTCCGCACTTCGCGTGAGACTTCCTCGACCTCGTAATACTCGGCCACGAACACGACGTCAGGCGTACTCCAGTCGAACTCGTACTGGTAGATTTCCTTCGGCCACGACGCCGGATCGTCGCCCCACTGCTCGGTGTACGCGTCGCGCGACACTGCCGTCAGCACATAGCAGCGCTTGGCGTCTGCCTTGTCCTGCCGCTTGGCATCCAGGTCGAAATACACGCTGCTGTCAGCGTCGAAAATCGGCTCGATCCGAATGCGCTGCTGATCGTTCTCAGAATCGTACTCGTCCTCGTACACCGCTCGCAGCCGCCAGGCACCAAAACCGCCCGTCACCGCTTCGTCGAAGGCGTTGTCGTACGCCTCGGACGCCGCGGAATCCTGCTCGTCGGCGCGATACAGGCGGTTGCAGACGTCCGCAAGATTCGTGCGCTTGCTGCCGTCCTTGCTGATGAAATCAACCGTGACCCGGTTGTTCCTGTACTCGTTGATGATCCGCGTCACAGCCAAGGTGATCTTGTTCACCTCGAACCGCGGACGATTCTCGTACTGATCCTGCAGCGGGCCCTCCCACTGCGCCCCGGAAATCGACGCGAAGCGCCTGTCCTGCAAACACTGCAGGCGCTCGTCGCGCAGCGCAGACTGGATGTTCGAGAACTCGTCCAGCGCCCGCTGGTGGACGCTGCGCATCCGCTCTTCGTTGCTCATACGCGGCATGACGACCCCCAGAAATTCACGGTCGGAACCGCGTACACGGACACTCCGCGCGACGACTGGCCACTATCCAAGCGCGACGCAACCGGGAACGCAAATGTCACCGCGATCGCGTCTGCTGCGTCAGGCGATGCCAAGCCGCGTGATCTCATGTCCTTCTTCGACTCCAGAAACACCGTTCCGCTGCTGTCAGGCTTGGTCTTCGGACCCGTCAGGTCTGTCTTCAGAGCCTTGTCCACAGGGATGCTTGCGGTTTTCAGCCACTCGCGCATCGCGCCCCACATCTCGGCGCGCTTGTTCCCCCACATCACGGGACGGCTTGATTTCCACCCGAAGTTTACACCTCTCACAGCATACCGCTGTTCTTTCAATCGGTCCAGCACTCCATACCCAAGCCCGCCCTCGTCAATCACCGTCATCGCCGGCTCGTATCGCTCAATCGCCTCGATAACGTGCCCCACCACGGTCATCGTGTCATCGCCCTGATACCTGTGCAGCGCCACCAGGTCACGCCCACGGCGCACGGCAATCACCGTCGAATCCAGCCCGCTGCGTGCTGGGTCCACGCCCAGCACGATCGGCGCGTCGGGATCCTTCCACGGCGGGCGCGACACCGCCTCATCCACCAGCGCTGGCGCAATAAACTGGTCCGCCCCCGACGACGGAAACTGCCCGTATACCTCGACCCTGGCCTCGCGTGAGTCCTCGCCGTATTCCGCGATGATCGCCTCGTATACGCCCTTGTCCGTATCCTCCACCGCCCTGGCGTCCACCTGCAGGCTCTGCCAGAAAGCTCGCTTGGCGTGGAAGCACTCGAAGAAATACCCTGTGTTCCGCCGCGGGTTCGAGAACGCCAGCCAAAACCGGTGCGGCGTGTTCTCCGTGAAAAACCCCGCGGCCACCGACCAGATCGCATCCGGGATGCCCGACGCCTCGTCAAACACCACCATCATGCCGTCGTCGTTGTGAGGCCCAGCGTACCCGTCCGGGTTCTCCTCACTCCAGAGCTTCCCCTCCGCGCCCCAGTACCGCGTTCCCTTCTTTAGATCACGCTCCACCAGGTCCGTCAGCCACTTCGCCGGCACGATCCGCGTCGCACTGATTTCCCACCAGTGTGAGTGAATCAGCATCGCCAGCCACTTCGTCACCTCTGCCCAGGTCACGCTGCGCAACTGACTCTCGCTGTTCGCTGAGACGATCACGCTGCTGCCAATCCGCGTCGATAGCATCCAGAGCACCAGCCAACTCACCAGCGCCGACTTCCCGATCCCCCGCCCCGACGCCACCGCCAGGCGCAGCACCTCAAACAAATCGCGTGTGCCGTTCGCCTTTACGTGATCCCTGATCTGCCGCAGCACATCGCGCTGCCAGCGGCGCGGCCCCGTGCGCTTCGCCAGCGGCGTGCCCGCCTGCCCCCAGGGAAATACGAACATCACCCACGCCTCGGGGTCGTCCCGCAGCGCAGGCGACCACATGCGGGTCATCAGAACCTGTTCTTCGGCGGGGGTGTATTTTATCGATTGCATTTATATCGAATTTACTGCGGTTTATCGACGTTATCGCAGGCGGGTTATACCGCATCCCCCAGTGTTTCCCGCGCCAGCGGCAATACTGCGGGCGACCGGGATTCAATTACCACCGCATCCTCCGCAGCAATCCTCTCCACGCGCTTCTGGGCTTCTTCCAGGGCCACAGTAATCGATATCTGCGCCGAGCCCTGCACTTCGACTTTCTGCGTGGCAACCCAATCGTGGCGGTGCTTCAGAAACTCCAGCGCCGCCTTACTATCCCCAGCCTGAGCAGCATCGAATACCACGCGGGACATTTCCATCTCACTGTCGGCGCGGCCTTTCATTTCCGCTACCTCGGCTATCGGGTCCATTATCTTCAGGCGCGCCAACTCGGCCGGCAGCATACCTGCCGCCAGTGCAAGAGATTCTCCGCGCAAACCTAAGCGAGCGGCATCGTATATGCGCTCCAGCATTTCGGGCGTGGCTTTTAGCTCGCGGGCGCGGACCGGAAGATCGCGGAACATGGCATCAATGATAGCGGATTTTGCGCGGAAAAAAAATTCCGCGCGGGGGCTCCGCATACGAACACCGTCGACCCTCCATCGTTGGTGTACCCCCCCCGCCTGGTCGTCAGCACACTGATCATCCTCGAGCCGGTCGTCAGCACACTGACGATGCGCATGCACACGGCCTGGCCTGCGCCATGCTGCAGCGCAGCACAGGGCCGGCAGGGTGACGCGCAGCGCTGGGAACCGTGCCCGATGTTAGTCCCCGTTAACATCGTTGAACCCGGGGGAATAGGGGACACGCCGTTATGTGAGTACGCGCTGACATCAGAAAGCTAGGGGGAATAGGGGGCGCGGGGGCGCCGGGCATGGTCTGTCCCCCCGCGTGTCCCCTCTGTCCCCTCTGTCCCCTCCGTTTTTATTTAGCTCAACCCCCGAGGGTTTTTTTTTTGAACTTCGGATCATGAGGGGGAATAGGGGACATAGAGGGAAAACGCTTGCTCCCCGAGGGCGCAGAATTGGTCTAACCGGGGGTCACCATAGGAGAAAACGAGGGGACATGCTGCCTAGGCTCGGGTTAGGGAAAGTACGGGGGTTCGCTGACGGCAGTTGTAAGTTTCGCGTCAGGAAACGCTGCGACACTGTCTCTGTCGCGCCGATGGTCGGTGCGCAAGGAGCGAGAAGATGACGACGACGAACCCCGGATACGCGGCCGATGTCTGGCGAGTGCTGCAGGCTCAGGCACTGGCGCGCGCTGAGCGCGACGCTGGGCTGGCGCTGGCTGTGTGTGACGGATACGACAGTGAGCGCGGCCGTTACATCGAAGTGCAGCGCCCGAGCTTGGAATGGGTTTTGTTCTGGGCTGAGCGCTGACGAATAACCACGGGCCTACGGGCCCGATAACTGGAGCGAGAAGATGGAATTCGTAATGATGATTGCCTGCGTGGGCGTGCTGGTGGCGATTATTGCGCTGGCCGCATTTATCGATTGACCCCGAGTTATAGCCCCGCGAGTCGGGGTTATGGCGCGCGGTCTGCGCGGATAACGATAGGAGTAGACGAGATGACGACGAAAACCCGATATTTCCACGGCACCGATCAGCTGGTGCGCGTGTGGTGCGCGCCGAAGGCGCAGTTTTTCGCACTGGGCGGCGTGCCGTCTAAGGCTAACTGGATCGACAGTTTCAGCCGCCTAGTCGGCGTCACTGCTGACGGCCGGAAACTCCCCGTGGAGCGTGCCATCGAGTACAAGCGCTTTGCATCGCTGCACGAGTGTGACGCTCGGTGCATGGGCGGGAAGCCCAACGGCACCTGCGAGTGCTCCTGCGGCGGCATGAACCACGGGCGCGGGTTTTTCACGCGCCTGCAGGCGGCGGCGTAAGCCCCACGTAAGCCTAGCCCCCGACACTACACACGCCCCGAGTCGGGGCGCACTGGAGCAACGACGATGAGAAAGCAGACAGCCAAGCCGCACAGCTATAGCGTGCAATTCCACGAGTGCGGGTTTTCCAGCACATGGAATGTGCACGTACTGAACACCGACGGCACAACAGGACCCGTAATGGTGCCGGCCAAATTCGACCCGAGCTTCATGCTGCTCGCGTCATTTTCTACAGAGCAGCGCGCGCGCGAATTTGCAGACAAGCTCACCGCGGCGCTGCAGCCTACCGACGATCAATGGCTCGCCGCCCTCGGCCCCTGCGGCCGATAGGAGAACACCATGCACGACACCCCCCTAACCCCCGCCTGCGTGGCGTTCGCAGTCGCGTTCGGGCTCGCCCTGGGCGCCCTGGTGGCGATCGGGCTCTGACACTGACGAGAGGAGAAACGAAATGACGACGACGACGACGACACAGGACCGATTTCACCCGATGTGGGGCCACGTGGAACGAGGCACGACGATTCGCATGCGAGACGGCGCAGTGCTGACGCTGCTACCTGCCGGCCTGCGCGGTTGGAAGCTGCAGCGCGAAGATGGCACGGTTTACGCTGATGATCTGCCGTCGGCGTGGTCTGTCACTGATGCTGTGGTCAATTACTGACGCATCCGCCGAGCCCCGCGCGCGGGGTTTTGGGATGCGCCACGGTGGCGCAGACATTGGAGTAGACGATGACGACGACCCCCGAGAAAATCCACGTAGGCCGTCTGGTGCGGTTTTCTGCCGGCTACGGCGGCACTGACGGCACCGGCGCTATCGTGGCCGTGCGCGGCACGGTGAACATGCAGCCGGCGCAAAACGTCGGCATCCTGCGCGTGATCCGCGCCGACGACTGCGAGGTTGATGTGATCCTGTTCGATGGCCGCATGCTGCGCGGCATCGAGCAATGCGGCATCGACGCGCCCGGTATCGGCATCAAGCTGCTGGATGATGTGCTTGATGACGTCTCGCACCTGCCGGCACTGGTGGCCGAGCGCGACGCTGCCGAAGCAATCGCTGCCACGAAAGCCCGCGCCGAGTTTGAAGCTGCCGAGGCCGCGCGCGTGATCGCCGATCCGCCGTTGTTCTATTGGAACGGGATCAAGGATCACAAGGGCGCCAAGCTGCAGAAAGCTTATTTCAGCATGTATAAGCTGCGCGGCTATCCTGCCGGCACGATCACCATATCCGCGCGCGACTACAGCTCATTCAGCGCGAAGGTTTGGGAGTGCTTCGCGGTGCAAAACGACACCGATACGCAGGTCGATTATTTCGACAACGACCGCATCCGCGTCATTCCCTCGCATCCGCTGTATGCCGCCGTCCGGGCCGCGCACGATGCCGGCGCCGAGCGCAACGCGAAGCGCTACGGGCGCGCTGCGGCATGACCCCCGCCCCCGACACCCCCGCCGAGCCCCTACGCGGGCCTGTGTGGCCCTTCCCGCCCGCGCTGCTGGACTACCCCAGCCAGCCGCCCTGCGCGCGCCCTGTGGGCCGCGTAACCCCGCCGGCCGATGCCGAGCCGGCTCTGTTCTGAGGAGCAACGAAAATGCACACACCTGGACCCTGGACCGTGACCATCGGCGACACCATCGCCGGCGCCCCCGCCTACTGGCTGATCGAAGGCGCTGGCGGCGTCATCGGTGACATTCAGTCGGTTAACGCCGACGATGCCCGCCTGATCGCTGCCGCCCCCCAGCTGCTGCGCGCCCTGCAGCGCCTGACGCATCCCGCAGCCGACGACGACGACCTGGCCTATGCGCTGGACGCAATCCGCGTCGCTACGGGTGCGCCGTGATCCTGGCCCTCCTCGCCATCCTGCTGGCGCTGCTGCTGGCGGTACTGCTTGACCTATAATCGCGCGGTTCGTTCGGAACCGTTGTCTCCTCCTGTCGGCCTGTTGGCCGACTTCGCCCCCGGATCGTGCGCTCATCGCTGCCGGGGGCATCTTTTCGGAGCATCGAGAATGCTGATCATCACCCACTGCGACGCGCCGCCCAATCTCCGCGCTGCCGGAATCGCTGCCGCTGAACGGTTTTTCGCAGAATCCGGCGTCGACCCAATCGCCGCCTGGCGCGCCGCCGAGGCGTGCAGTTTCGGCGCCCTGTTTGACCGCGACGCACTGCGGGCGTGGTACACGGCCGAGGACGCCGCCGTTTTGGCCATGTATGGACGCTGGAGGCATGCGCCTGCTGCCGTCGCGCTGGAGTGGCGCGCGGAGCCGTCAGAGGCGGCTAGCCCGCCTTGAACGGGTAGATTTTCGCCGCAGGCATCAGCGTTTCGAGCATGCGGCGAATCTCGCTGCGATTGTGCTGGTACCGCTCCAGCGTGTCGGGCAAGCACAGGATGTGCTTTTTGACCGGATGCTCTGGGCACCGGACCTTCCCGAGATCCAGCCAGCCAGCATGCCCAGCCGCGACATACAGAGACTGGATGTTGATCTTGTGATCCTGCATCCCCTGCTGAAGCTCGTCAATCACCGGCTGCCACGGTCCCATGATCGCCCCGGGCCGAAATACGCCGACCCGGTTTCGCATTGCCTCGGCTAGCAGGGCCTCGCCCGCGCTTAAGCCGCCTTCCATCATGACGTTCTTTGCATCCGTCACTGGCGGCCGATCACCGGGGCTGAAATTCGATACGTCCCGCTGCCGCAGCCAGTAGGCCACGCAATCCAGCCCTCCGCCCTGATACCACAGCCAGAGGGCGCGA